ATCTGAAAAAAGACCGTTATCCACTTCAATAGTATAGCGGTACGTCTGTTCTTTTTTATATTTATTGTCGCAAGCCGAACAACCAAAGAAAAAGACACCAAACAAAAGTAGTAATTCTAAGAGGCAACCCATATAAGTTAATGTGTGATTTTATATTCTTTTGTGTAAATAAAACCACCGCCCAAGCAGATGCCTGGGCGGTGACTATCTTTAATACTTATCAATAAAAACAACGGAGAGTACTGGAGTCGAACCAGTTCGACCTTTCGGTCGGCTACGGTTTAGCAAACCGACGCATTACCGTTCTGCCAACCCTCCGTACAGGAAGTCAAGGACTCGAACCCTGAAAATTATCAATTCAATTCTGTAAAGTTGTCTTTTTACAGTTTATTCTATTCGTGAGCTCGTTATAATCAAAAGTAAGTTTCATCTTTTTAGGACACTTCTTTGAAGTGAACACAAAATCGATCGTTACTTCACTCTTATCATCATCGATCTCGTTCTTCTCAATGATGAGTTTACCTTCTTTTATATCTTCTTGTAAAATGTCAGTTACAAGCCTCATATAGTCTTTAAGAGTTTTCATAAGCTTTCTAATAGAGTACAGGAAGTCAAGGACTCGAACCCTGATGACCGGTTTTGGAGACCGGGATCTTAACCATTAGATGAACTTCCTACGATGTTAAACAACACGCCAGGTAGGACTCGAACCTACAAAGACATTTCCAATTACCATAGTTTTACGTCTCGTGCTTAGAAGGCACGTTGGTTACTGGCGCATTAGCATTATAATACTCTATATTATTGCCGAAAAAATTATTACTAATTCTCTACACAAAGTAAAATATAATTTTAAGCGTAGTACAGAATATTTTTTTCTTCCTCTGATAACTTAATGATTTTGGCTTTCTTATCTTTGTGTGAAATTTTATTAGCTCCACGATAATGCTCAGTCTGACCGTGACAATTAGGACATAAAATTTGTAAATTATTCCAGGCATTATCATGATGATTACCATTTACATGATGTAACTCTAACGGAATTTCTTTACCTCTCCATTCGGATAAACCGCAACATTCGCAGCGTTTTTCTTTTAGGCCAAATTTAAATAAATAGCCTTTAAGCTTATAGGCGGTAATGTAGTGTTTATTTTGAAACACTAGTTCTAGTTTTTCTTTAGTAACCGTTCTATGACTCTTCTTGCTAGTACCTCTACCTCCCTGATTGGGCAAAAAACAGTTATATTTTTTAGCAAGACGAGCATATGCATTGTACGATATGCCCATTACGCGCGCCGCTCCTGTGATAGTTTTTGTAGAATTATATGCGGCCTCTATCTCTTCTTTTGAAAAATTATAACTCATAATCGATAGACACTTTATAATATAATATTTAGTGTTTGTCAATTATGAGTTATAATTTTTATAGCACGGACGGGACTCGAACCCGTACAGTCTAACGACCGGGAGATTTTCTTACTACTCTCAGTTTCCTGAGCCATTTATGTTGTAGTCTGGACTATATCATCATCCTAAAAGGATGTCACGTGCATAGTCTCTGAACCTTCCTCATTTTACAGAGGCTTGGCTGCGAATTACCCAATCTCCAGATTTTTAAGAGCGTTCGCATTTATCGTTTCCGATTGTGCTTTAGCATCTGAAGCTCTAAGGGCTTCCTCGCAATTCGCGCGATTCATTCTATATGTTACCATATAGACGCTCAGTATTGGTAAGTCTCCTGTGTCTACCAATTCCACCACCGTGCCTTATTGCTGGATAGGAGCACTGGGAATCGAACCCAGAATGAACGGTTAAAAGCCGCATATTATACCATTTAATTATACTCCCAAAGTTGTGTTGTGCGGTTATTTTACAACTACATATTTTACAATGCTAGCTAAAAATAAAATTTTATACACGAAATAAAAATAATTTTTATACAAACAGGCTGGGGAGATGTATTTAATCTCCCCAGCCTGATGATCAACTCCAAAAAATGAACAAGACCGTTATTGTGTCCGTCGTCACCACGCAGAACATCCTTTTTACGCTACCAACAATTATCAGACCTGGGAGGATGTGACCCTGTGTCGATAACTGCCAACACCATCCGAGCCAACCCGAATGGAATAGGGGCGGTGGGATTCGAACCCACACCCAAACGATTATGAGTCGTCCGCTCCACCTTCGAGCTGCACCCCCATTAAATACCACCAGTCGGACTCGAACCGACACGCTGTTACGCAGAAGAACCTAAATCTACCGGGTCTACCAATTTCCCCATGGTGGCATTTACGATCGCAGATAATAACTACGCTCATTTATATATAGCATATACTACGTTATTTTTTCAGCATCGCAACACTAAACTTTTACTATGACACATTTATTTTTATAATACCCCTATGCTTCTACAAAGCGAGATAGCCGAGGAATACAGTGTAACAGATACACAAGTACTTACACCAAACGGTTGGAGAAAAGTAAATAAGGTATATAAAACAATACCCCTGGAAACAGTGCGTATTGTTACTTCTAATTGTGAACTTATATGTTCGCTCCATCACCTTATTAAGACTCCTTACGGATGGGTACACGCCTATACGCTTTGTCAGGGAGATATTGTACTTACAGAGAACGGTTCTGAGGCGGTACTAATCGCTGAAGAAACAGGAGAAATGGAGGAGCTATACGATATAACGGTAGATGATCCTAGTGGTGAGTTTTACTCTAATGGTATACTGTCGCACAACTCTACAACGTTTGCGGCACGTCAGTTAATTCTATCGCATCTTCTTCCAAACTATAAAAGTCTGTATGTATGCCCTCAGCACGATCAATTAAAGACTTACGCCAGGCGTCTTGCTGAAATGGAAGCAGCTTTTCGTTTCGATAATGGTAAGCAGAACCTGTACAACAAGGTATACGAAGACGGATCTGCTATCGACCTTAATTACTGCTTAACTACCGCTAATGCTGTTCGTGGTAAGTCTGTAATTGAGGTACTGCTAGATGAGGCTCAGGGTATTAATCCTGATATTGTACCAGAACTTCTTTATGTGCAGACTACGGCGCAATATCCTTCCACTATCTTCGCCGGCACAGCCCTGTCCATCGATACTCTCCTGGAAGCTAAATGGCAGGCATCCTCTATGGGAATGTGGCACATACGAGCCATGGACGATGTTCACTGGTTAAACATGTATGATAAGGATACGCTATCGAAAGTGTGTGATAATCCTCAAGGTCCTACATGTCCTTATACTGGTAAATTACTAGATGTTACTCGTGGTTGCTATGTGCATGCTAATCAGAAGGCCATGGCTATTAACGAGATTGGTATTCACGTACCGCAATGCATTATCCCTGATCTGGCGTACAATCCTATCCAGTGGGGTAAGATATATAAAAAAATACAAGACGACGATTTTAATAAAGTGTTACAAGAATGTTTCGGAATTGCAGTTGCTGAGGGTAGTCGAGAAATCACTGAACAAGACCTTCAGCGCTTATGTGTCTTAACAGATAATCACGAAGAGATTAAGCAGAAATGCAGGAACGGCTATTATCGCCTTATTGTTTCTGGGTGCGACTGGGGTGGCTCCGACTACAACCAGGCTATTCAGACTAAGACGTCATATACCGTGCATTGCATTATCGGTGTAGCTCCTGATGATGTTATAGATATTCTTTACTACAAGCGTTATAGCGGTATGGATTACCGAGATATTGCCGAGGAGATTGCTAATACACATAAAGCCTATAATGGGCACGTAGTAGCTTCGGACTTCGGTGTAGGTCTCGCATACAATACTGAACTGCGAAATCGTATTCCTTATGACCGTCACTTCATTATGAATTACGTAGGACAGGCAGCAGCTCCCCTGGCTACTCCTAAAGGACAGCACATGATTAATCAGCTTGCTCTTAATCGTACGGAAGCTCTTACTAATGTGTTTAAGGATGTTAAGGATCCTCATCTAAAAATAAGAGCTGGTAGTTGGGGTTACACTTCCTCCTATCTTCTGGATTGGCTCAACATGTATCGTGTGCCTGTTGATATGCCTAGCGGTCAGACTGCATTCAAATATATTCGAAGCGCTACTAAGGCAGATGATGCTCTGCACGCATTTACCTTTGCCTATGTGCTTGCTAAGTTCTTCCTAGGAGTACCCCTGGTCAATGACTTAGCTTTGGAGCAGAGGTTGAGATCTGTGCTATATGGTCCAGGATCTGCTGGGGTTATAGCTCCCAGAAGCTCTCCTGAACTTGATCGATTACTCAGAGGAGGAGATCCTAATTACGTAATTTCTCTTTAAGTAACACTAGGTAAAAAATCAACATCCTAGCCGGAGACGGGGTGGCGCCCCGCCTCCGGCTGTTTACGTTAGAGGCCTACTTTGGAGAACGCCTCGTCACAACTGAACGTACTTACGTACTTACGTTCGTAGCTTTCGTGACGCTCCTTATCCGCCTTGCGGCGTTTCATTGCCGCTGTGTGATTATCCAGGGCTTCCTGATCCTCTTCAGACCAGGCCTGAACGTCAGCAATGCACTGACTGACTGTCGTTTTTGTCACGACATCCAGGTCAATGTGTTCGGTACCGTCGGGATTGCGTACCATTCGTACTTGCCCTCCGTTCTTAAGGAATTTAATCCTGAGCGCGGGAGCTTCGTACACATCATCTCCTTCCTTCCACTCTACTGTACCTACCTCTTTTATAGGCGCCTCGCTCCACTCGATACCAACGGCCTGCAAACAGGACGCAATCACAGAGAGACTGCGCTTGAGCGTATCCTTCATTTGGGATATCTCTTTAAGTTCTTTACGCAGATCCTGTTTCTTGCTATCCCAAACTCGCCTAACCTCTACTTGTTTCCCATTGAATTCAACGGTGATTTTTTCACTGTGTTTTGACACATAGTGAGACTTCACGCGAAGGGAATTATTATTACTTGCGGCGGTATTACTTTGTGTGCGATTATTACGCTTGCTCATTTTTTACTTCTAGATTTGGAGCACAGGCATCCACTCGACCTGAGCAGATAAGTAAACCTTTGCTCACAAATATATATAACATGAAGTATTACAATATTTCATGAACATAAAAAGTAATTGCTCTGTATCCCTACAGAGCAATTACCCAACAACCAAACAATACAACAATAGAAATGGCACCGCCTTTACCAACCGGTATTAGCAAGAACATTCAGAAGAACATTCTGCGTATCCCTGTTCAGCTCGGCAAGCTTACTATTAATGTTAACACAAGTATCAATGGATTGTCCAGCATTAATATATGACTTGGCTTCCTTGATAATAGAAGCACTCTTTGCTGAGAAGTTCACATCGATGTCTTTGTCTGCAAGATTTACAAAATCATCTACAGGAATGTTTACTCCACGAAGGCTAATGGTAGAAGCTGCAGCTTTTTCAAACTCTTCGAGTGTAGGTCCAGTAAACAGGATTGCATACGGGTCAAGAACACCTTTACCGTAGCGAACGCCTGCCTGCTTATCGAGAACAAACATCTTCTCTGCAATTTCGTTAGCCATTTCGATAGCTTCGTGTACATCAGCAGCAGACGCTATCTTTTCTTGAAGTTCGCTGATAAGTTCATTATGTGCGGCAGACTTACGCATCTTAACAAGAATCTCAGCCGCGTAAGGATCAGGAGTGTTACGAGTACCGAATGCACGAACTTCACCTGTAAGCTCGGAAGGATCTACTCCATAAGAGATAGCAGCTTCAGTAATAGCACTGGCAATCTTACGCATAGCGCTTGAAGGAATCTTACCAGAGTTATAGTCAGAGGTGCAAGAGTCACTCGAAGCTACAACCTCATGCGCGTTATTGATAGGATAGAAATTCTCAACACCCCTGCCCTGGAATCCCTGTAGATCAAGAGTGAGAGCAAACTTCTCCATACGTTCCTCCTTATTCTCTGCGGATGCTACCTTGTTCATTTCTCCCTCGAAGATAGAGAACACTGCAGCAACATCTTCTTCGATTCCATGGAAAGAGGCCATCTTCTCGATGTTGGCCTTTACAGTTTCGTCAGACTCGCCAGATCCTGCAAAGTAAGCTGCTGATTCCCAGCAAGCTTCCTTTGTGTGACATGGGTACAGACGCTCAGCCTGGTTTGCGAAAGCTACTTTATCCAGGCGATCTACTTCATCCTTAGTAATTTTATTGGAAGATAATACGTAACCAGGGATGGCATCTTTTTCCTGAAGATAGCCAAAAATCGCCGGGTTATTAGCTGTTACAAAATCAATGCTAGGCATAACTTCATATTACAGATACATCTCCATTTCGTCAATTACTTTCTTACCCTCTTCCTCTAAGGCTGAGTCAGGAATGATACCTACAGCGGGCATGAAGGACGGTCCGCAATTCTTTATAAGATATAGAGGTAGCGTCTCCATTATGTAGCGTATGTACATGCCAGCCTTTTCTTCTACCTCTGGAGTTTCTGGGTCTAATTGAGTTCCCTCTTCTCCTAACAGTATCATTCCTACTTTGCAAGCCTTCGCCTGACTTCTATTGTATCCCTGAGCTACGAAAGGATATCCCTGTATACAGTCAATCTCACCCATAGCTCTCATATTCTTATTTAACTGTACGGCACGCAACTGTCCTGTATAAGAGAACACTCGTTGTATAGTCTCTCTGGTACACTTATCCCCAGCGTAGGTAACTGGTACAAGTGTGTGTCCTGAATAACTCCTCATAATAATACCAGCACATTGCCAGGCAAGCTGCATAAGGCACATAGGAATACCTTCGGTAAGTGGTGACTTATTAGATTTGCCTGATTCAGACGAAAAATAGCGAAGATAATCTACTCCAGGACGATACATACAATCTACTGATTCAATAGCGTCATCGTGTACGCAGAATCCGGTTCCTACGAACTTAGTTCTTGTTGGATTCCATCCTATGTAAGATGTACCCAGCTTTATAGGAAGATCTGCATAGTTACGCATGAGCCATGTTATAATAGGTCTGCTGTGTACAAAATCAAAGATAGCGGGAGATATTGTTGTAGGATTGCCGCTCAATGCCACAGTTTCTTCTATACGTTCAGAGAATCTCTTTACTGTATCGAAACTGGATGGACTGAGTAGGATGTCTCGAGTTTCGTTACCTACGGACAGTTCCATTGCCTTGTATAGCTCGCCTGTATCGTAACGTACGCTGTAAGTAGGCGTTACTGTAAAGTTAGATACAAGAACACCACCTACACGTCTAGTAGAAGGCTCTTCCCAAAGATATCCTGAAGGCGTGGAGTACAGACAACCTTGCGCATCTTCCCATATAGCACCATCTCTTAATTCTGTTTCCAGCTGATCACTTAATACAAATTTACCTAATGCTTCGAGACGGTCCTTAATAAGCATTTTAACATGGCGGTCTCGTCTGACGGTCTGTAACAGGAACTGAATTTGCGGCGTAAATGCCTCGTGATGCTCAAGTAATTCCACGATAGCATCAGCAACAGCGTCTCTCCAGGTAATACTATTTCCCATACGTACACTATCACTGATAGCCGGATATCTAGTAATAACACAAGCTGATCCATGTCTGACTAACGTAGCTGGAACGGACAACGACAGAGGATTATCGTCCCGTCTTACATAAAAGAAATTCTTAGGCAACCATCCTGAACCTTCACCATCAGGATTAATCATTACAGAGAAAAATGCAGCATAGTCTTCTACGGAACGCTTCATATCTTTAATAACGTCGCTGAGCTGCAGTTCCATGAAGCATTTGTACGTATCTCCTAAACCTAGCAAACCGGACAAAGCTATCTCCTTATTATCTAGCCAGATAGTAGTATTCTCAGCATTTCGTTTACCGTGTATTAGTTCTATACAGGATATTGTATGTGCGTTAGAAAAATACGGAACAAGAAGTACAGAGGAGTTAGGCAATTTCACATTAACACCTATCTTGCGAAGTTTATCCTCTAGAGATACTAGGTCATGCGACGTAAGATAGCTCACACCACCTACAGCCATAAGCGCTCCTAAGTCATTATTAGCCCTCAGAGACAGTCCTCCAGGTAGGTCTGATAGAGATCTGGATTTGCACACACAGGCATTGAACACTCTTCTCTTCTTCAGAGCTTCATCAGCAATCCTATCTATCACAGTCTGATCTGTAGCGCCAGCAGGTAGAATTGTTTTGAACTTTCTTACTATAGCCCCTACAGCCTCTCTATACGTCAGTTCCCATCCTCCCGCGTTTGTACGCATCATAGCTTTCATGTCTATTACAGATCCAGCTTTGATGTTACTGCTTATAATATCATCAGCTACGAA